TTTCTCCAAGTTCGCTTGCCGGTGGGAAAATGACAGCTGGGTTACGCGAAGAGATGTCAAGGGTACTTGGGGTTCAGTCCAAGAGTACAATTTCCGACAACTGCGCTGATGTCGTGTTTTTGTATCAGAACTATGGGGATTTCAGCGGGGATATAGAGTATCTTTACACCGAAATCGTAAATCGGTTAAGAATCAAAGGGCTAATCAATTAACGAGCCGGGGCTTAGTGCTCCGGCTTTTGTTATGTGTACACGGTGTTAAAAGTAACAAATATGTTATTTCTTTCTTCATCTTTGCTTGTTTTATTGTAACAAATATGTTACTTTTGTAGTGTCAATTAAAAATGTTCTTTGATTTTATGAAGTATTCAGAGTTTTACAAATTGATTGAATCAGCTGGCTGGACAATCAAAAAGGGAAAGAAACATTATAAATATGTTCATCCCGACTTTGACTACTTTATTCCTGTTGGCAGACATCAGTCTCAAGAGATACCCAATGGTACTCTTGACAGTATGTTGAAAAAGGCAGGGTTAAAGAAGTGAAAGGACTGCACCCACTTCGGTGGGTGCTTTAATTGACGAATTTAAAATACACGATTATGAAGAAGATTAAGGCAATTATTGAAAAGGCGAATGATGGGGGTATTTCCGTATATTCGGAGGATGTGAACGGAGCGTACGGTTTTGGGCTTACAGAGCAGGAAGCGAAAGATGATTTTATGTCCGTACTTGAAGAGCAGGCCGAATATTATAAAGAAAAACATGGAGACTTTCCTGTGTGGTATAAGTCTGGGTATTCTGTTGATTACGTATATGATTTAAGCGGATTCTTCGAGGCATTTCCTTTCATAAATGCCAGTAAGTTTGCAAAGGAAATTGGCATGAATGAATCTGTCATGCGGAAATATAAGGGAAAGATTGTAACAGCTTCCGATAAACAAAGAGCTCTTATACAAGAGAGATATAATAATCTTCTCAGAAGAATGGAAGCTGTCAGATTCTGATATTCTAGCCGTGAGGCTCTGATATAAAATCAAGAACTAATTGACAACAGAAGGCGCATCGTTTTGGTGCGCCTTTATTGCTTTTAATGAGGTTATCAATGAGTAAGCTGGAGTTTAGTGCTCCGGCTTAGTTTTATAGAATAAGTTTACATCTATGCCTAGATTTGTATATAATGTTTCTATTCCTTCTTTCAACAGATTATCACACATTTGCTTTAATATAAATTCCGTAGGAAACAATATTTCTTTAGATGATACTTCGTCAAAATGGTAATACAGGGCATTGTCATTGCCAACATAAACTTTAGGAAAGTTGTTTCCTTTGAATTGGTCAGATGTAATATCTACATCAAAGCCATCGCAATGCACCCATGTATGAGGATAGTTTCTATAGAATGGAGTTTTTTGCCTTATTTCAACAAAGTGAGATTTTTTGCATAATATATCGTAAATCCATATAGAACTAAGTGCGCAAAAACCATTAGGGAAAGATGTGAAGTATCCACGTTTTTGACATTGCTCAACTTCTTTTCTGATGTTCCATGCAATATTGTATATAGTTTCTTTCTTCATATTTTTTATTTATAGTATTCTTTCCCTCGTATATTCTTGTGTTCCGGCATACGTGGCTCTTCGTCAAAATGAATTTTTCCACCACAGTGAGGGCAGGTAATAGTATTGGCATCATTTTTCACTTCTTCCGGTGAAGCAAAGAGTTGCCACATCGGAACGTCAAGGGCTTCCGCAACCTTTTCAAGTGTTGGATAAGACGGGCTTTTCAATATAGCATATAGGTTCTGTCTGGTAGTGTTCATTTTTTCTGCGAAAGATGTCATATTAAACCCCTTTTCTTTAATAAGCAATTCTATTCTATTCATACCTTTAGTTTTTTTTGCAAAGATACGTTTATTATAGTAGTGTCAAATATATCATTTACGAAATATTGTTAAATGAAAGAATATGCTTTCTTATTTTGTTTGTAGTGTCAAATATATCATTTACATTTGCATCATCAGAAACGAAGTAATAACAATTAAAAGATATACGATTATGGCAGCATCAGTAATTAAACAAAGAACAATAGAGAAGTTCATCATGTCAGAGTTTGTACAAGGCAATTTGAACACAAAAGAACAAGTAAGCTGTATGCTCATTTTGATTCAAAAGAAGCTGAGTATGTCAGTAGAGCAAGCAAGTGACTTTATGAGAAACGCAATTGGTATTAACGCTTAAATATACGATCATGGCAACAAAGAAGATTGATGAAAAGAAAACATTGAAGTATGCAGTAGCATTCTACTTCTGTACATCAGGCAAAATAAACTTCATGTTAGGCAATAAAATGTATCAGCATATAGATACTGTTTATGACCAAAGAGAAGATGGTAGAGGCTTCAATACTTGCGAGGTCGTTTACAATTACAAGGCTCAAAAATATGAGGTTTTGAATGTAGATACAGAGATAGGCAATAAAGAAATTACAATATTATAAGTTTAACCAGCAGGGCGAAAGCCCTGCGTAATATAGAAGATTATGAACGAGAAAGAAACACAAGCAGTTTTTTGTCAAAGAGTAAACGGCATCTATATGAAGCTAACAGGCGACTATAATAAAGACGATCATTATTTTGATAGTTGTTCTTTTTATCCGGCTGGTACATTGGCGGACAGACAAGGACAAGAGATAATAACAGATAAGTATATTATAAGAGATAGATATAATGATTTCGTCAAAGAGTTTGATCATAATCCTACCGACCGAGAGATAAACAACGCTTTAGTTTTTAGGTTTGGTCTCAATTCAAGTTTTTTAATGTAATTAATCCAGTAGCCTTCTGGATATCACAATATACACGATTATGAAAGCGGATTTAGTTTTAGTTATCAGCCCTGAAGCCCCATTGATGAAGCAACTGGGCAAAGTGTTGGGTAAGATGGTAACCCCTTATGACTTCTCTACTATAGAGAGGGGTGAAAAGTACATCACCATACAGCATGATGAAACTGGGCTTGTAGTGGCTTATACGAGTGAAGAAAGATTGAACGTAAAAATGAATTAAGAATGAAGAATGTATTAGAATCTTTGAAAGACAGTGTCAAGAGTGGCAAAATTACAATCAGAGAGGCAGCTATAAAACTGCATAAAGCAGGGTGGACGAGTTTTGTAGACGTGGATAAAACGAAACAATTACTTGAATTATGAACTCAATAAATGTAAACGGTTGCAGCGTATGCCAGCCCGGCAAAGAGAATTACACTACCTACGCAACGAAGTTAGGCAGAAAGAGAGTGAGAATGTACCAGTACGATTACCGTACTGAAAGTGGTGAACTCTTTGCTTGTTGTGCGCCTACCTTAGAGGCGTGTAGAGAAAGACGGGACAAATGGCTTAGTTCACGACAATAAGCCAATTGTCGTGTATAACGATTGAAGATATTTCGTTATCTTTGGTTGTGGTAGTACCTTTGGGGTACTATCGCGGGGTGTAGCAGTGGTAGCTTTTCACTTTGACTTGGTGAAGGTCGGTTGTTCGATTCAGCCCCCCGCAACTATTGAGTATTAATTTAAATTTGACACGATTATGAACATTCTTACATTAAGCATCAAACAGAAGTATTTCGATGAAATCTTGGCAGGCAAGAAAACCCACGAATACCGTGAAATCAGACCAACTAACGCTAAGAAGTATATCACTTACCTATGTGGCGGTAAAGAATATCCGGCTGATGCAGAACTGCCTGAAGAAGGTGAGGTAGAATTGAAGCCTATCAAGTACGATGCAATCAAGCTTCTGACAGGTGCATATACAGGTAAACGTCCTTATATTATCGTTGAAGTGAAAGCAGCAGAAGCTGTTATTCTCACAGATGAAAACGGTAATGATATTGTTTACGAACATCAAGGCGAAGAATATCTTGCTGCACAAATGAATTATACTTTGGGCAAGATATTAGAAAAACATATAGATTGATTTGTTTAATTTTTAAAATTAGAAAGCAGAGTCGCAAGAAGAATTAACAGAGTAGCCGGGCCTCGCAGAAATATGAATGGTGCAGGGGCAGGTGGTAGATTGGTTGCCAATCGTAGAGGTACAGCAAGTGCCACACAGTTAGGATCACGCAGACAGCGTTACAGTGATCTTCGTACTTCATTTGGTTTAAGTGGTGGCTAGCTATGAACAAAGTAGAACAAGCGAGTCAATATATAGACCTCATTCGGGTAAAATCGAATGAGGCTTTACTGTTTTTATCACTTGGTAAAGATTCGCTTGTTCTGCTTGATTTAGTCTATCCGAAGTTTGACCGGATTGTTTGCGTGTTCATGTATTTTGTCAAGAATTTGGAACATATTAACCGTTGGATAAACTGGACTAAAGCCAAATATCCGAAAATAGAGTTTGTTCAAGTACCACATTGGAATCTTACTTATATTCTCCGTGGCGGTATGTATTGTGTGCCAAATCCGAAAGTAAAGCTATTGAAGTTGGCAGATGTGGTAAAGGCTATGCAGCTTACTCATGGAGTTTATTATACATTCTTGGGCATGAAAAAAGCTGATGGTATGAATCGTAGGCTTATGTTGAAAGGGTATGAGGTAAACGGTTACGAGAATAACGGTATGGTTTATCCTTTGGCTGATTGGACACTAAAGGATATTCTTGCTTATATGAGGCAGCACAATTTACCCGAACCAGTTCGATATTCATTGAAAGCCAGTTCGGGAGTAGGTTTCAATCTTGATTGTATGCTTTGGATGGAGAAGAATTACCCGCAAGATTTACAGAGAATTTACAGAGTTTTCCCGATGGCTGAAAGAGTGCTTTGGGAGTATCATAATCAACAAAATTAATAAGGAGGATTGCTGAGTCAGAAAAAGAAAGACAAGAGAACAGATATATGCTCAGGCAGAAAGATTGAGCGAAGCTAACTGGAGAAGAAAAAATACATGGAGTAGCAGTGCTGCAAGCAGGCGTGCAAAACAATCTCGTGATAATCTTATAGCAAGAGCCGAAAGGAATACTCTTCGGCAGAGAGGTTTCGGTCTAAGTAATGGCTAATATGGAATTATCAAAATACATAAAGAGTGAATCGGTGGAACTTAATCGTTCTGCCATTCACTTTGCGGATTATAATCCCCGAAAACTTTCCGATGAATCACGTAAGACACTGAAACGTGGCATCAAGAAGTTTGGTTTAGTCGGTGGAATTGTCGTGAACAAGCGTACTGGTCTTACCGTAGTCAGCGGGCACCAGCGTTTGTCTGTCATGGACGAATTGCAAAAGTTTCCCGATAACGACTACCGCATTCGTGTCGATGTCATAGACGTGGACGAGCAGCAGGAAAAGGAGTTAAACATTCTAATGAACAACCCTAATGCACAAGGGACATGGGATTTTGACGCTCTTGCCCGTATTGTTCCTGATATTGACTGGAAAGATGCAGGTCTGACCGATGCAGACTTGAATATGATTGGTGTCGACTATCTTTTGCAGACCGAAGAGGAAAACTCTATTGCGGATGCTTTGTCTGATATGATGGTCCCAGTTTCCGAACAGAAAGAAGCCGATAAAGCCGCCAAGCAGTTGGAACGTGTCGAAAAGGTTGCCCACATGAAAGAGGTCAAACATCAGGTGAAAGAAAACGCACAGAAGCAAGCCGAGAACATGGATGCCTATGTGGTGTTGTCCTTTGATACCTATGAAGCTAAAGCCGCTTTCTGCGAAAGGTTCGGGTATGAACCAGATATGAAGTTTATAAAGGGAGAAGTTTTTGATGAACAAGTAGAAAGAATAGATTAATTATTGGGAGGAAAGCTGAGTTAGAAAGAAAACATATAGCCAGTTATATCAGCAGTCCAGACGAATAATGTACAACGCTGGAAGACAATACGGGTTAGGTTCTGCAAGACAAAGAAACATAAGGGATAGAACGAAATCCATAATGGGAAGATATGCTGAGAAAATAGATAGCTATTTCTCAAAAAGAGGAGTTGATGTCTATGGAAACAAGCCAATTTCTCGCCGTGTCTATATGGGTAACAATAACGGTTAAAATTATGATTGGCGATTTTATACTTTGGATAAGGAATGTTCTAAAGCAAAACCTGTTTTGTGTTCATCATTATGTTTGGAAAGGTAGTGTGATGTTCTCTGAGTTCAGGTATGAACAATGTGAGAAATGTGGAAAATTAAAGAAGTAATATGAGCAATAGTGAATCTCAAAATAGAAAAGGTAAAGGAGGAAGAAAGCCTAAGTTTGATTATACAAGCGAGGAATTTCTTTCTCTCGTGGAATCGTATGCCAAAAAGGGATTCACTGACAAGGAAATTGCTTATGCCATAGGGATTTTGCCTCAAACATTCTGCGAAAAGAAAAGTGAGTACACCGAAATATCCGAAGTCTTAGCGCGTGGGCGCGCGACAATCAATGCCACTGTAAGGGCTAAATTCCTTGCAATGGCTCTCGGTGGCATAAAAACCAAAAGCACCGTGGTAAGAAAGCTCCGTGATTCAGAAGGGAATTTGACGGGCGAAGATGAATTACAAGTAAGCGAAAGCGAGTTGGCTCCTAATTTGCAAGCAATGTCCGTTTGGCTGTACCACCATGATGAAGATTGGAGAAAGATTGAGCGCAAACAAGATGAAGACGCTGATATTCCAACAGACATAGAGCATGGCATCAACATTGATTCTTGGATTAAAGACAAGCTGAAATGATAGTACCTCAAGAAATTTACCATCCATTATACGAGGATAAGGAAAAATTTATAATTCTTATTACCGGTGGGCGTGGTTCGGGAAAGTCTTTCAATGCTTCTACTTTTATTGAGCGGTTGACTTTTGAAATGACTCCCGTAGAGAAAATAGTTCATCAGATTCTTTACACCCGTTACACGATGGTTTCTGCCGGTATGTCTATCATCCCCGAAATGATGGAGAAGATAGATTTGGACGGTACCACGAAATATTTCAAGACCACAAAGACGGACATAGTCAATAAGATGACTAAGAGCCGTATCATGTTCCGGGGTATCAAGACTTCTTCCGGAAACCAGACAGCAAAACTGAAATCCATTCAAGGCATTACGACTTTTGTCTGCGATGAAGCGGAAGAGTGGACAAGCGAAGATGAGTTCGACAAGATAATGCTCTCCATTCGCAAGAAGGGTATTCAGAACCGGATTATCATTATAATGAACCCATGCGATTCCAATCACTTCATCTACAAGAAATACATTGAGAAAACTCACAAGCTGGTAGAGATTGACGGTGTGCAGGTTCAGATTTCCACTCATCCGAATGTGCTCCATATCCATACTACGTATTTTGATAACTTGGATAACCTTTCTCCTGAGTTCCTGAAAGAGGTGGAAGATATGAAGGTGAGTAATCCTGAAAAGTATGCTCATGTGGTTATCGGTCGCTGGGCTGACGTTGCAGAAGGTGCGGTGTTCAAGAAATGGGGAATAGTGAAAGAGTTCCCTTCTTACGCCAAGAAGGTGGCTCTTGCTTCCGATTGGGGTTACACAAATGACCCGTCAACTGGCGTTCGCTGTGGAATTGTCGATAACAGGCTTTATGTGGATGAGTTATTCTACGAAACAGGGATGCTTACAAATGCCATTGCGCAAAAACTCAAGCCGTGGGGATTGAAAGTTTACGGGGATAGCGCAGACCCTCGTTTGATACAGGAAATCAAGAACAGAGGTGTGAATATCTATCCGGTAGATAAGTTCCCCGGCTCTATTAATGCAGGCATTGACAAGATAAAAGAAATGGAATTGTTTGTCACAGAACGCTCATATCACATTATAGAAGAACTTCGTAAATACGTTTGGGATAAAGATAAGGACGGGCATTATATCAACTCTCCCGTTGATGCTTGGAATCACTGCATCGACCCGATAAGGTATTATATCTTGGGGCATATACTTGGGCGTATTCAGAAGCCGAAAGATTTAACAGGAATATTCACACATTAAAAATATAAACTATGCCATTGAATTTAGAAGAAATATTAGCATTGCCTGACATCGGGCAGAAGATAAACTACCTGAAGAAAGGTAGGAAGACTGAACTTCCCGACCGTTGCAAACTTTGGGATGATTGGAATCCGGAACGCCACGAAATCATTGTGGATAAAGAAAAGTATCCGGACAGAAAAGTACTTGATAAGGAATCCGAAAAAGTTTTCGATGAAAAAACTGGTAAGACTTATGAAATCGAAGCAAAGTATAAGACTGAACCGGTGAACCGTATTTCTATTCCATTGGAACAAGATATCGTGAACATCCAAACTGCTTTCACGGTCGGCACAGAACCGTCTATGGATTGCATTCCGACTGATGATGATGAAAAGAAGCTGCTGGATGCGGTAAAGGCTGTATTTAAATCCAACAAAATCAAATACCAAAACAAGAAGATTGTCCGTGCCTGGCTCTCCGAACAAGAAGCGGCAGAATATTGGTATGTTACCGATGATGATTCGTTTTGGGCAAAGTTTTGGAAGAAAGTTAAGACTACGTTCGGTGGCAAGGTCAAGCCCACCAAGAAACTGGAAAGCGTGTTATGGTCTCCATTCAGAGGTGATAAGCTATACCCGTTCTTTAACGACGAAGGTAAAATGATTGCTTTCTCACGTGAGTATAAAAAGAAGCTCATGGATGATTCGGAGGTCACCTGCTTTATGACTATCACGGACAAAATGGTTTATCAATGGGATTTGTCTAAAGGGTATGAAGAAAGAACGCCTTTTGCTCATGGATTCCCAAAACTACCGGTTCTCTATGCTTATCGTCCTGAATCTTATTGCAAGAAGATAAAGACATTCCGTGTCCGGCTGGAAAAACTGTTATCTAATTATGCTGATTGTATAGACTACCATTTCTTCCCACTGCTGAAGCTAATTGGAGATGTAGAGGGTTTCATGGGTAAGGTTAAGGATAGAATGGTCAAACTTACAGGTGAAGGTGCGGATGCCCAGTATCTGACGTGGAACCAAGCAAATGACACCGTAAAATTTGAGGTAGAAACCCTCTTTGAGAAAGCATATTCTATGACAAATACACCGCAAATCAGTTTTGAAAAGTTGAGCGGCGCTGGAAATGCCTTGTCGGGAGTAGCTTTCGATTACGTGTTTCTTTCGACACATTTGCAAGTTCAAAATCATGCCGAGGTGATAGGTGAGTTCTTGCAAAGACGTGTGAACTTCATAGTCTCTGCTTTAGGCTCTATTAATCCATCTGAATTTAACAAAGCATCTGAAACGATAGATATTAGTACAGAAGTTGTTCCGTATCGTCTTGATAATTTAGAAGATAAAGTTAATATAGCTGTAAAAGCTGTGTCAGGTGGTGTATGGTCGCAACGACATGGGGTAATGTTTGCTGGAAATGTAGACAGAATCGAAGAAGAACTTGCAGAAATCAAAGAGGAACAAGCAGCAAAGAATGAGCAAATCGGAGATAAGGGAAAGAAAAACGCCTCTTAGTTAGAAAAATTACGGGACTTATAGTTTTAGTATAAGAAAAATAGTTAGCGGTGGCTTCAAAGAGTTGCCGCTATTTTTTTTGCTCTTTTAAATTATAAATATTAGAATATAATTTTGAATTATAGAATTATATATGTATTTTTGTCACACGATAATTGAGTAACCAATGAGAATATTTACCGAACAAGCATTAAAAGAATATGCAGAGAACCATCCCGATTCAAAGGTCGCTTTGCAAGAATGGACTACCATTGTGAAAAGAAGCAAGTGGACCTGTTTTGCCGATATTAAGAAAACGTTTAATAGCGTTGATAGTGTAGGTAATCAACACTATGTTTTCAATATCAAAGGCAATAACTATCGTTTGGTAGTAGTGATTAAATTCACTATTCAGTTTGTGTATATTCGCTTTATTGGTACTCATAAAGAATATGATAAAATAGATTGCGCTAATATTTAGGATTATGACAAAGATAGAAAATCAAGCCCAATATGAATGGGCGGTGAAAAGAGTAGAGGAACTTCTTCCATTAGTGAAAGATGATACTCCTTTGAATGACCCAAATAGCATAGAATTGGAGCTTCTTTCTAATTTGGTTGCTGATTATTCCGAAGAACATTTTGCATTGGGAGAACCAACACTTGTGGATGTTCTTAAACTTCGTATGTACGAAATGGGGCTTAATCAAAAATCACTTGCAAAGTTGGTTGGTGTCAGCCCATCACGATTAAGTGATTATATATCTGGTAAATGTGAACCAACCTTGAAAGTTGCTCGTGAGATAAGCCGGAAGCTAAATATTGATGCAAATATAGTGTTGGGAGTATAAGTATAAGTTTTTGTCGTGATATATTTTAGGCGTGATTCATTCGGTTTCACGCCTTTTTTTATACCATTTTACGACAATCGTTTTATTGTCGTGTATCACCTATCTGATAATTTTTCACCTTCTTTATAAATAACGAAATTTACCGTAGAAATTTATAAATCAAATTCATACGGTATGACAATCTTAGAACAAATCTTAGCAGGGCTACAACAGAAATTCGCTGGGGTGGACACTGCTATTCTTACCCGCATTGCCACCAAAAAGGCAGAGGGTGTAACGGACGAGACAAAAGTAAACTCCATTGTTGAGGGTATCAGTTTTTCGGACGTGCTTAATTCCTATGGTGATTTCCGTGCCGGGGATGCTTCAAAAACGGCAGTGACTAACTACGAGAAGAGGCATAACCTTAAAGACGGTAAGCCAATCGAGACTACCACAACCACCAAAACGGAAGAGAATAAAGACGATGTGCCTGCATGGGCGCAAGCTTTAATTGACTCCAACAAGAACCTTTCTGATAAGCTAACACAGTTAGAAACGGAAAAGGCTCAAGCAACACGTAGCCAGCAGATTTTGGCAAAGGCAAAGGAGTATGGTATTCCCGAAAACTACGCCAAACGATGCGCCATTAAGGACGATGAGGACTTGGACGCATACTTCAAGGACTTGAAGCAGGAGTTTGCGAATGACGGCTTTAAGGGTGTAGTTCCTCCAGATACAGCAAAAAAAGAACTGGAGAATGAGACTCAGGCGTTTGCGAAAATGATTGCAGACGACACTAAAGAAATTGTAGAACAACAAAAACAGTGATTTTATGGCAGCAGGATTTAAGTATAATCTTGAACCGGAAGTTGAGCAGGAAGAACGCTACGACGTAGAAACCGGACGCAGACGCAGAGGTCCGTACAAGTTGGACACAACCAACCTCGTTGTCGGCTCGTACTTGCCCTCATTCACACCGATTGCAGCTGACTTGGTGAAGAAAACATCCCAAGTGGCTATCCGTGTGGAAGTATATGAGAAGTTTGCAACAGGCTCCAATACCACATTGAAAATCAAGAAACGTTCTTTGGCTTACAAAGGTATGCACTTGGGTAACGGTGCGCATGGAGCGACAATCAACGCTATTGACAAGGCTGACAAAGCTTTTGATAAGCTGACGTTAGCGGCAGACTTTGGAGAAAATCTAGAAGCTGGAACAGTTCTTTACGAAGCGACAGCCGCAGATGGTACAACGCCCAAAGTTATCGCAAATTCAGCTCTGTATGAAAGGAAGCAGGTAGAGGATGGCATAGTATTGGTTTCCCTTTTGATGCGTGCGTTTGAAATCGAACCGACCAAGCTGGTAATGCCTTTCGCAGATATTGACAAGGCGAATATGCCGCACTTCCAGTTTAATGCTCAGGATGTCAAACAAGAAAAAGACACTGTATCAATTCCTAAGGCTTCTTCTAGTCAGGACGGTTTGATGAGTAAGGAAGATAAAGCCAAATTGGATGGGGTTGCAGCACAAGCTAACAAGTATACTTTAACAGCAGCTACGCCTTCTGCTCTTGGAGGTGTAAATCAGGCAGCCAAAGTGAATGATGCATCTGGTACGGTGTCGGTAGAAAACTTTAACGGATTATTGACAGCGTTGAAAAACGCAGGTATAATGGCAAAATAAAGAAAGGAGGACTAATATATGATGCTAACTATTCATACATTGTTTAATGACCCGAACATTGTAAATGCAGTGATTCAGCGTGTCCTCAAGACAAGAAAGGACACAATTTATTGGCAGCAGTATTTGGGCTTCCGTAGGACTACTACTCGTGTATTTAAAGACTACATCGGTCAGGTTACTGGCGTGATGGCTGGTTCCATCAACTCCCGTTATGGCGAAAAGCCTATCCGTGAACGCAGGAATATCGGTTCCGGATATGGTGAGATTGCCTATTTGGGTGACCGCTATCAAATCTCAATCGACCGTTTGTCTGACTTGCAGGACTTGATAGATAAGTATAATGCCGCCAAACCGGAAGACCAGAAAGCAGCCATGCGTGACATCGTGGACTTCATCTATGACGATTACCGTCAGGTATTGCTGGCACCGCACAAGCGTATGGACATTATCGTAGGCTCTCTGTTGATGACTGGAGCAGCAAGCGTGAAGAACAAGGACGACAATGCCGGAGGAATTGACTTATTGAACATCGACTTGCCGTTCAAGTTTATCAAGCCGGACACAGAGGATAAAAACTATTTCGTCACTTACTTGCAGCAGAAACTGAATGAGCTGAAATCTATTTACGGCACATTCCCCAAGATGATTATGAGCCGTGGCACATTCGTCAAGAACATCATCGGGTCAAGCGAGTTCGGTGATAAGTTCAAGATGCAGCTTACAGGTAATGAAATGTATATGTCTACCGGGCTTATCACCTCGCAACTGGCTTCTACCATTTTTACAGGTATCGGACTTCCGGCTATTGAAATCAAGGAAGATTATGTGGTAGACCAAACAGGTAAGAATATCCCCATTTATGCAGATGGTCGTATTTCCCTGCTTCCGCAGGATAAAATCGGTTATATGCGCTTCCACACTCCTTATGAAGCTGTGGATGGTGTACCGGGACGTAATTACACTCAGGCAGATGGCGATATGCTGATTTCAGGTTACAAGGACGGCAATGGTCGCTATCTGGAATACACAGCCGAATGGATTCCGCAGATTGCGAACCCGAACCTGATTGTGAACTTCGATTTGAGTGAGATGAACGCATGACAGTAAACGATTATATATTACAGAAGTTTCAGACCTTCGGCGTTAACTTGTCGGAGGCTGACCTTTTCGATATATGTCTGAACGCAAAGATAAGCGGAGGGGGTGAGATGAACGAGGATTGCCAAACACGGGTGTCGGTGGCAATTGCGAAGTTCATCCCCTCTCTATTGCTTCGTGCCACTTCCATCAGCGAAAGCGGTTTTTCTATGTCTTGGAACATTAAAGGCATTAAGGATTACTATTCATTTCTGTGTAAACAGTACGGTTTGAAAGACGAACTGGGTAACAAACCTAAAGTGACTTTCTTATGATATTCGCTCCACACATATTGCAGGTAAAAGTTATCACCCCGATGGATAAGGACGAGTTCGGCAGACCTATTCCCGGTACCGGTGGTGAAAGCTGGCAGGAGGTGTGCAAATGCCGTTGTGATGATAACACTACCAAAGAGTTTTCATCTGATAACGGCTCTGTGTATCGTCCGAATTATCATGTGGTATGCGAGAAGAGAATTACTGTCAAGGCTGGTGATGAAGTACGTTGCATGGATGGTGATAGCGTAAGAGGTCAAGGCGAAGTTTATACAGTGAAGAGTACAAACTACTTTAACTACTCGGAATTATGGATGTAGATTTCGATTTCTCAGATGTCGACTCCTTTTTCGATGAAGGAGAATGGGAGGTCGAAAAGAAGATGATTGATGTAGGCGATGAAGCCGTGAAGTACGCAGAGGAACATGGGGATTATCAAGACCATACACTCACTTTGAGAACGTCCAATGATTACGATGTGGATAAGGATGGCTTAACTCTCTACAACGATGCGACAGCTCCGAACGGTTATCAGTACGCTTCCAATGTTGAATCTAAAGGGTTTGATGTTTTGAGTGGTATCGCTTTGCTTGCGGAGAAACAATTAAAGGAGGAATTTGAACGATGATAGTGACCACCGACATAGGAAACATTCTCTATCGGGATTGCAAGGCTTTCGGAATAGCTATAGTGCCGGACGGGGAAACACTGACGGGTGAATTGACCTCTGAAAGAATCGTTATCCATACGAAGAAACAACAGCCGGGAAAGTATTGGAAGAAATCTTTCGCAGAAGTGAATCTATGTGTACCCAATTTAAGCGAGAATGAAGCGAACACAATCCGGCTTAACGAACTTGAAAGAAAGGCTGACAAGCTGCTTGATGATGTAGTAAGCACCTATGACGGTACAACCTATCGTTACTCTATCGAATCAATTGGCACGGAAGCGGATACAGCTTTGAAATGCCATTACGTGAATGTGAGAATTTTATTTGAAGTAATAAATGTAAAACTATAAGATTATGATTTCAGCAGTAGGAATAAAAAGAATCTTGTTTGCCGACATTGATAAGGTAACGGCAGACATTACCCCCGAAATCGCAAAGACTTTGATTCAAGCCGCTATCAAAGCGAAAGATGAGGTTTTGAATGTACACGGGGAAACGTGGCAGATTGAGGAAACGGAAGCCTCTGTCACCGGGTACAAGAACCAATTAACGGGAAAGAATTACCGTTACGATGATGTGCCGGGAGAAGTATCGCCCGCTTTCTCTATCGGACAATATGACTGGAAGACCAAGAAAGCGTTCATGGGTGGCGATGTTATTCAGGCAACATCTAAAGATGTAGGTTGGAAGCGTGCTTTGGATAAAGTTATTATCAACAAAGCATTGTTCTGTCTGACCGATGATGATGTCTGGTTCATCTTCCCAAAATGCCGTATTGTTTCCCGTGAAGCCAATACGGATAAGGCAATTGCAATCGCTGTAAAAGGCTTGGTGCAGGAACCGGGAATCGAAGGTGTTTCTTCTGAGTATAACTATGAAGAAGGGCAGATTAAAGCTTTGCAGGCATGAACTACAGTAACCATTGTACCTACTCCTTCCGATGCGACCGTAAAGCTGGACGGTGCAACGGTCAAGTCAAAGCAGGTGAATGCTGGGGCTACCGTTCACTATGAAGTGTCGAAAGTGGGGTACGTCACTCAGTCAGGAGATATTAAAACCACTCCTTCTGAAGTTGATACCACTCTTAAAAAAGAGATAACATTGGTAAAAGCACAAGAGTGATAACCGGGGGATGGATATATACCATTCCCCCTTTTAGTTTAAGAATATGAATCAAGCAGCAAAAACGGTTTCTGATGCTTTGTTAGGGCTGGATTTCATGAATGTGGAGATAGGAGGGATGGTTTATACCATTAAACCTCCTACAATTAAAATTATCTGTCGTGCCATTCATCATTTTTCCAATATCGGCATGACTGGAGATAATGTCATGGAAGCTATTAAAGAGCTTCCTGAAGCTACTGAAGATATGCTGAAAGGTATTTCATGCTTCATCTGCGGGAATGATAGTTTGGTCAAAGAATTGGAGAACGGCACTTTTGAAGAAGTCAAAGATGCCTTGGAAGTCTGTTTCTCTATGATGGATATTTCGGCTTTTCAGTGTGTCAGCTCGATGAGGAACGTGTCGATGCTGGCAGCAAAACCGAAACAGTAGGAAACACAACGTTCTTCGGGCAGATAGCCCATTTGATTGACACGTTGCATCTGAGTTATACAGAAGTGTTTGAGATTATCCCTTATCGGAATCTGCTGATGATGCAACGGGATAAATTACACGCAGTATATGGTGGTCAGAAGGTGAATAGAATCAGTGGTAAGGAATTGGCTAATCGTAGGAAAAAGAAATAGATATGTCAAAATTATATTGTTTAATTTTTAAATTTTAAAGCTGAGTCAGGAAAAGGACTAAATCAGGTTGGGATATTGCCCGACAAGCTGCAAGAATTGCAGAGAGACGTTATGGGAGTAATGCAAGTAATCCTAATAATCTTGTGAATCGGATTACAGGGCGGTACTTGGGAAATTTCAACAAGAACGGAACGAGTTGGAATAAGCAGGTTTCTCGTAAGACTTATATGGGAAATGCTAATGGGTAAAGTAAAGTTAAAGCCGGAGGAATCCGGCTTTACTATTATATGAAAATTTCCAATATGGTGACTGGGGAAAGTTTATTTTGTAGAATGTAGCTTTCCGCATCTTCTTTTGAATCAAAGAATTTAATTTTTTCTGCCTCGTGGTATATATCTGAAATATTTGTTAAGCAGTATGTTCCATAAGAGTTTAAAGATAGCACAGAAGAATTTAAAACTCCTTTTATAATATATTTCTTTTCCATATTTTTATTTTTTTAGTTCTAAAATGTCAATAGTGAATCTATTATAATCGGGCAGATTATCATCTAAATTATTAGGACGGCATTCAGCATATCCCGTAGGAACTGAATGTTTTAAATCTGCATCATACACTTTTTCTATCTGAGTAATATAATACTCCTTCCCATTTTGTGTATTTATTACTACATCAGATTCTTTGAATTTTTTTTCGCTCATAGTATTACCTCCTTATTTTATTAAGTTAAGTTTATAATTTTTCCGCTAACTTCTTAATATCCTCCTTACTATTGATAACGTGAGTGCTATCTCCAATTCGGACAACTCCTATAACTTCATCGGAAGATTTTTCAAATAGGTCTGTTACTTCAACTCCGAGAGCGTCCGCTATTTTGGATAGGGTTTCAATGGTAGGATTGCCTTTTGATAATGTATTAGCTAATGTCGAACGGGCTACCCCCATTTTATCAGCTAATTCCTGTAAGGTGATGCCTTGCATTTTGCAGTGTTCGGTAATTCTTAGATTCATAATCGTGTACTTTAATTTTATACAAAGGTACGTCTCTTTGTGTATTGTACTATTATAATAGTATTAAATAAGGTTAATATACTAATTAAATAGTTCTTTTCTTTTTGGGTTATACTATTAAAGTAGTATGTTTGCATCATGAAAGTACAACAAAATAGTATTAACACATAAAACATAAGTAGTATGAGCACAAAATTTAGAAGTCAGATGAAAGAGGTCATGAGTTTAGCATGGCAGTTTGTTCGCAAGAACGGTTATTCAATGAGTGAAGCGTTAAAATGCGCATGGGCTAATTTGAAGTTGAAAGGTGAGATGAAAAAGAAGATAGTAGAGTTTTATTTCAAAAAGACTGACGGCACGTTACGTCAAGCCTTTGGCACTCTCAAAGAGAATCTTATCGGTGAGGTGAAAGGTACAGGTAGAAAGCCGAATGACAATCTGCAAGTGTACTGGGACACAGAGAAAGAAGAATACAGATGTTTCAAGAAGTGCAATCTCATTAAAATAGCGTAACTATGGCAGCAATACAATTAAGAGAGAGCGATATGTGCAGAGCTAAGAATCTCAATCGCAAAAATGATTATGGTTTGGATAATAAACAGATGATGCGCCTTATCAATGCCCACCGAAAAGGCGATGCGTACAAGCGTGCTTTGATAGAGTTTCGCTTGACTGATATAAACTTTCATCGTGAAGTCGAAATGCTAATGAACGGCAAGTATGACGAATTAAAAGAAGAAGTAAAACGGTGGTAAGCAAAGAGCGCACCACCTTCACAGGCAATGCGCTCTAAATAGTATAAACACATAATGCGATTATGTCACACTACGAATTTAGTCGCAAAGATAGTATAAACACGTAAAATATAGAAATCATGAAGACAGAATTTTCTGATAGTACTCTTGGCATAATGCGATTGTTCAATAATGAAGAATACTACAAGTATTCAGTAGAGGTATTTTCTTCTCTTAATGCTTCTGCATTAAAATGCGGTATTGAATATATTGATGAAAAAGGTCGTTTGGGTTATCGGACAGACCACCCTTATTTTTGGATTGCTCAAACGGCCAACACAATGGTAGGCTATCTCTATATTGAACACTATCATTATGTAAAAGTCGGCACGCCACATTGGTGGATTAGCAAACATCGTGAAAATGGCATCAATTTTCTTAGTATGAAAGAAGTGAAACAGATTTCTTCAATTTTGAATAATGATGAATTATTGAAGAATTTGTATAAACTGATGGCTTTATCAGAGCATTTAGTCAATAACAAGAATACACAAGCATATCATGTTTACAAAGTGACATCAGACTTATTGGAAACGCTTGTCGGGCATGAGCTATTAATAGCTAATTAATACGTGTGATTATGAGTCTTAAAACAAGACCGCCGCCTATAAAATAACCACAATTACCCAATTGTGGTTATCCAATGTGACAAAAATTCTTCTCTTGCACGATTATACCGTAAGTTTGCAACGAATTTACGACAATGAAACGATTGTCGTGACTGCGCACGACACTTTTAAGGTGACGCAATCGGTTAGTGGTAAATTTGCAAACAGAAACAACGCAGCTATCCTCACGGCTGAAAAATATAACCCCGCCATTGGTAAGAAGTGAGGAGCTTGCCTTTGGTGGGGTCTAATTTTTAAAACTGTGTAAAAGTATGAATAATATTCAGATTTTCCAAAATGAGCAGTTCGGAAAAGTGAGAATTGCTATGAATGAGAATGAAGAACCGTTGTTTTGTTTGGCAGATGTTTGCGCTGTGATTGGCATAAAAGATACTTCAAGGTGTGCCAGTCGTTTAGATGATGATGTGCGTCAAACGCACCCCATAAAAGATAATTTAGGTAGAACACAACAAGCGACATTTGTTACTGAAAGCGGTTTGTATGATGTTGTCATAAGAAGTGATAGCGAAAAAGCAAAACCGTTTCGCAAATGGGTTACAAGCGAAGTTTTGCCCTCAATCCGCAAACATGGTGCATACATGACGCAAGAGACACTTGAAAAGGCTTTGACCTCACCCGATTTTCTGATTCAGCTTGCAACCAACTTGAAAGAAGAAAAACAGAAGCGTATCGAAGCCGAACAGAAGATTCAGAAAGATGCACCTAAAGTCCTTTTTGCCGATGCCGTTTCAACTTCTCAACGTTCTTGCTTGGTTGCTGAATTAGCAAAGATACTGCAACAAAATGGAGTGAATATCGGTCAGAATCGTTTGTTTAGCTGGATGCGCGAGAATGGTTATCTTTGCCAAAAGGGTGACTACTACAATCAGCCAACGCAGAAAGCTATGAAATTGGGGCTTTTTGAATTGAAGAAAACCACCATCACCAAGCCGGACGGCTCTGTATTGGTCACTACTACTACCAAAGTGACTGGTAAGGGGCAAATTTACTTCGTAGAAAAGTTCTTAGGTAAAGATGCTGCTTAAATAATAATGCGCACCTCGTTAAGTCGGGGTGCGCTATTTATATAAACTAAAATCATTTTATATATGGCAAAACTTATATTTCGCATACAGTCAGACTGGGAAGAAGTTGTAAGACTTCGTAATGAAATTGCAAAATTAAAGCAGGAGTTAATGAGCATGGATGGCACGCAGTCTCCTGCTGCTTTCAAGGCTTTGAATGCCCAACTTGCTGCATCCAACCAAAGATTGGATGAGTTGGTGACTAATGCAGCCAAAGCTGGAGCGGAGATGGAAACGGGATTCAAAAGGAAAATCTTCGATGCTTCTCAGGTAGTGAATGGATTGTCGGAAAAAATAACATTTCAACGTGGAACTATCCAACAATTGAAAAATGAGTTAGTAGGATTAAAAGACAAGTATCGTGAAGCATTAAAACAGGATGGTGATACTTCTTCCTTAGAAGCTAAAATAAGGTCTACAAATGAAAAATTGAAAGAGCAAAAAAGTTCTTTATTTAACCTTACCCAGGAACAGGCTAACGCCCGCTTGTCAGTAAAGAAGCTCCGCGATGAATATGCTTTGTATCGGCAAGATGGTGAAAAAAATGTAGATGTAACTAAGCAGGTGGAACAAGCCATGTCTAATATGGGTAAGAAACTGCTGGGAGGTTATTCAATCAAAGAATTCTTGTCAAGTATGATTCGTGTTCGTGGAGAATTTCAATCTATGCAGACCGCTATTGAGACTATGGTTGGAAAGGATGTGGCAGGACAACTGATTCCGCAAATCAAGGAGCTGGCTAAGATTTCTCCACTTACTATGTCAGATATGGTTGGAGCAGAAAAGATGATGCTTGGATTTAACATACAAGCAGAAGACACTATCAAATACTTGAAAGCCATTAGTGATATTTCTATGGGGGAATCCAGTAAGTTCAATTCGCTAACTTTGGCATTTTCACAGATGTCAGCAGCGGGTAAACTTATGGGGCAGGATTTGAATCAAATGATAAACGCTGGATTCAACCCGTTACAGATTATCTCCGAAAAGACCGGAAAATCTATCGCAACTTTGAAAGATGAAATGTCCAAAGGTGCTGTTTCCGCTGAAATGGTTCAACAGGCATTCATTGATGCAACTTCCGCAGGTGGTAAGTTCTATAATATGTCTGAGAATGCTTCAAAGACTATCAATGGTCAGTTGTCTATGATGCAGGATGCTTTGGATTCCGTGTTTAACGAATTGGGAACAAAGTCGGAAAGTGTTATCATGGACGGTATTCAAATGACAACTTCGTTGATTCAGAATTATGAAACAGTAGGTAGAATCTTGGCTGGATTAGTGGTTACTTATGGTACATACCGGACCGCAGTGATGCTTGTTACTGCTGCCGAAAGTAAACATACTCTTGTGGAGATTGGACTTACCAATGCCCGTTTATTGGCACGAAAAGCGCAGTTAGCTTTAAACGCTGCAATGCTTACCAATCCTTATGTGTTGTTGGCAACGGCGGTTGTAGGGCTTGGAGCTGCCATGTGGGCATTATCCGACAGCACAACATCTGCTGAACGTGCTTTGGACTCGTACAACAAGAAAATAGAAAAACTCGACACGGACGAAGAAGATCGGAAACGTACTTTGGAAGGTCTTGTTAGCACCATTAATAGCGAGGTGGAAGCCGAGACCACTAAACTTAAAGCTTTAAAAGATATTGAGGAACTATACCCAGCACTCTTTAGGAAATATGTTGATGAGAAAGGCCATATACAGGATTTGACAGGTTTTTGGAAGGCATATAATGAAGAAGTTGTAAAATCTAGAACACAGTCAAAACAGGCTATAGTCGAGTCCTTGGAACAACAGATAAAAAGTGCGGAATGGGCTTATAATTTAGCTAAGAAGGAGAACAACCGTTCCGAAATGAAGGTTCAGGTACAGCGTATCGAAGACCTGAAAAATGAATTGGCAAACGCAAGAAAGGATGTCTTGTCGGAAATCAATGCCCAATTGGAAGTTGAGAACAGACAGGAAACAAAAGAAACTACATATCAGGAGGATTTGGCAAATGCTAAAGCCGAATGGGAGAAAGCGAAAAAAGGGTATGAGGCCTTAATCAAAGATCAGACGGCTACATCGAAACAGGTGAAAGAAGCCAAAGATAAGATGGAGGTATCCGAAAAGACATACAAGGAGCTGGGCGGAGTAACCGGAAGCGCACTGACCAGACAGGAAAATCTAGCAAAAAAGCAAAAAGAAAATCAGGAAAAGCTGGACGGGCAACTTCTTTCACTTCACCGTCAGAACCAACAGGATGAAATCAACCTGATGAGAGAAGGCACGGAAAAGAAGTTGAAACAGATTGACCTTGATTATCAGAAACAGATTGATGCGATAAGAAAACAGGAGGAAGAATGGAGCAAAGCCGGTAACGGTAAGCTGACCGACAAGCAGGCACAGAAAATTTCAGAAGCTTATACCAATGCCGAAAGTATGAGAGATAAAGATATTTCCGATGTAACTGAAGGACAGCTGAAAGCCGAACAACAGGCTTTGAACGACTACTTGAAAGAATATGGCACGTTCCAGCAGCAGAAATTGGCTATCGCCCAAGAGTATGCGGAAAAAATAAGGAAAGCACAGGAAGAAAACGGTGTTAATAGTGCACAAGTAAAGTTACTGGAGAAACAACGTGATGTTGCCATACAGAACAAGGAAACAGAAGCCATAAAAGCCAATATAGATTGGGTTACTGTGTTCGGTGAGTTTGGTTCCATGTTTTCCGACATGATAAAGCCCGCCTTGGACGAAGCGAAAAAATATGTACGGACTGACAAGTTCAAGAACTCCGATCAGGCAAGCCAGAAATCATTGATTGACGCCATCAGCCAGATGGAAAAGTCTTTGGGTGGTACAAGTGGAGTCAACTTCAAGAAACTTGGAGAGGATGTAAAAGCCTATCAAATAGCAGAACAGAATCGTATCAGTGCCATAGGGATTGAAACAGCTGCTTTGGAAAGACTAAAGAAATCACAGGATGATTACGCCAAAGCGCAGAAGGGCGGAACGGAAAGTGAGAAACAAGCCGCAGCAAACGCTCTTGAAACAGCACGGCAGAATGCTGACATTGCATCCGCCAATGTGAAGACACAGACTGATATCGCCAATCAGGCCCAGCGTAATGTGACTGATACCGCCACCAGACTGAAAGCAAGCATGGAAAATTTGTTGGGAGGCTTGCAGCAGATTTCATCCGGTGGATTGTATAACGCATATAGCGGAATTATCAAAACCGTGAACGGATTCAAGGATGTCATAGGAAAAACGTCAGAATCTCTTAAGGAGGTCCCCATTGTCGGATGGATTCTGTCCATCATTGACGTACTCAAAGACGGATTAAGTGATCTTGTCGGTGGTCTGCTTGATGCTGTTCTGAACGCTGTCAGTGGAATTATCGGTGATGTCTTGTCAGGGGATTTGTTTGTCACAATCGGCAGGTCATTGAGGGACGGCATAGGAAACATCCTGAATGCGATCTCATTCGGAGGCTTCAACTCCCTGTTTGGAATAGGTGGAAACGCCAAGGAAGTACAGGAAACGATAGACAGGCTGACGAACAGGAATGAAACTTTGCAAACGGCCATCGAGGATCTGACTGACGAGATGAAGGCAAGCAAGGGAATGAAATCGGTTGAATCTTACAGGGAAGCTGTAAAATATCAGGAGGAAGTCAATAAAAACTATCTGCAAATAGCAAAGGAGCAAGCCGGATATCATAAAAGCCACAAAAGCTGGCAGCATTATCTGAAATGGACGGATGAAATGCTGGAACACGCAAGAAAAGCTACCGGCATGCAGGATTTCTCCGGCACTGATTCCTTGTGGAATCTGACCCCCGAACAGATGAAGGCTCTACGGTCGGACGTATGGTTATGGGATATCATGAAATCTTCCGGTAAGGGAGGTTACGGTGAGCGTGTTACCGACAAGCTGGATGATTATATAGAGCAGGCAGGAAAACTGGAAAAACTGACCGACAGTCTTTATGAGGGCCTGGTCGGAATGTCATTCGATTCCATGTATGACAGTTTTATAAGCAGTCTGATGGATATGGATAAGAGTGCGAAGGATTTCGCTGATGACGTATCCAAATATTTCATGCAGGCAATGCTGTCAAACGCCATCGGTGAACAGTTCAGTGACAAGCTGAGAGCATGGTATGACAGATTCGGCAAATCCATGAAAAATGACGGAACATTGGATTCTGATGAAATGGATAAACTGCTGAATGGTGACGGTGATTTTATGGGTTGGAACGAAATGGTGGACGAAGCCATGAAGCTCCGTGACGAGCTTGCCGCAGCAACCGGATATGACAAGATTTCGCAAGAATCAACATCCCAGTCAGCTTCATCCAAAGGTTTTCAGGCAATGAGTCAAGATACTGGCGAAGAGTTGAACGGTAGGTTTACAGCATTGCAGATTGCAGGAGAAGAAATAAAAAATCAGAATATTATTCAATCTCAATCACTTAATCTACTGACAGTAAAAGCAGATGCTCTACTTTCCATAAATACGGAAACAAGGAATATCGCTGATGATACGCGAGATTTGATAGCACAATCTTATCTTGAACTGGTACAGATTTCAGAAAATACAGGGGCAATCGTCAAACCTATTCAACAGATGCAAAGAGATATAGCAGAAGTTAAAAAGAATACAGCAAAATTATAGTCTATGGATGAATTATTAATTAATGGCGAAAACGCTTATACAACATGGGGTGTGAGAATGGGAGAGGGGTTTCTTGATGTTATTGGGGCATCCGCTCCCATGAAGGATTTTATTGAGAACAAAAGCCGACTTGAACATGGGAAACGGGTAATAATCAATAATCCTAAAGTCGATGAGAGGGAAATAACTCTTTCGTTCACTATCGAGAGTAATTCTCAGTCTGATTATCAAGCAAAGAAGAAAGCTTTCTTTGATGAGCTGTATAAAGGTGTGGTTGATATTCAGATTCCTGCTAATAGTAGCGAGGTTTACCATCTTATTTATACTGGCAAGAGTGTCACTTACGCACAGAGTTTAGACCGAACTTTCGGAAAAATTTCAGCCAAGTTTAACGAACCGAATCCGAGCCCGGAAGGGCGAAAGTAGATGATAGGGTGTGGATAACACACCCTATTTAGTTTATTCTACTTTTACGTTTATGTTCTTTCCACAATGGGGACAAGTAAGGGAGAGACTGTCTTTCTTTGGTTGCTCAAATAATTCAGAAATATCACACTCAATAGCACTTGCGATACGCTCCAACACTTCTATTGATGGATTACCATTTATATGCTGAGACAACCCGGTCGGAGTGATATTCATTCTTTTGGCAACTTCTCGGACTTCTAACCCATGTTCTTTAATCGCTTTCTTAATATTCAAACCCATAGCTTTGATTTTTAAATTTAATACAAAGTTACTGTATTCTTTATAATTAAAGTTATTGCTTTGATTAAATATGGTTAAATTAAAGTTATTGCTTTGATTTTATTTTGGTTAATTAAAGTCATCGCTTATATTTGCACCATCAAATCAAAGTGATAAGAGTATTAACACATAACATATAAGAGTATGAGCACAAAATTTAGAAGTCAGATGAAAGAAGTAATGCAAATGGCATGGTCTTTTGTTCGCAAGAACGGTTATTCAATGAGTGAGGCATTGAAATGCGCATGGGCTAATTTAAAACTGAAAGCGGCTTTGAAAGTGAAGATAGTAGAGTTCTACTTCAAGAAAACCGACGGTACGTTACGCCAAGCCTTTGGAACTTTAATGAGTGACAGAGTACCCGAAACAAAAGGTACAAAGAAAACGGCTGATAATTGCCAGGTGTACTTTGACACTGAAAAAGAAGAATGGCGTTGTTTCAAGAAATGCAACCTTGTTAAAATCGCATAATAACAGTGGTAAACGAAATTAAGTATAAACACATAAATATAACGAATATGAAAACAGAAGAATTAGTAATTGACATGAATAACCTTTATGTACAGGGATTAATAAAAGTGATTAACGACTTTATGCTTGAAGAGGCAAGCGGTTGTATGTCAACTGAGTGTCGTTTGAAAAATAAAATAGAGAAGCTGAAAGACGTATTTCCAGAAGAACGCAAACGGATGGTAATAGCCGGGCGTGCACCAATGTTCTCGTCACCGACTTCGGGCTTGTATAAGCTGATATTTAAAAACTAACCATACACCATTGTACAAAGGTAGCCTTCGCACGACATAAAGACTGCCTTTATTATTCACTTTAAAATCAATGATTATGAAAAAGAATTTAATTGGTCAGAAATTTGGACGGTTAACTGTGATTTCAGAATACGGTAGATACAAGAAAAAGCAGGTACAGTGGCTATGTAAATGCGAATGTGGAAATACTGTGATTGCTACTACTGGTTCTTTAAATAGCGGAAATACAACAAGCTGTGGATGTTACAATAGAAGCCTTTTGGCTAAAGACCTAACTAATAAAGTATTCGGAAAGTTAACAGCTATAAAGGTTGTAGGAAGAAACAAGCATAAATCACTTATATGGGAATGTCTTTGCGAATGTGGAAATAAATGCTATCCTACATCTAATTCTTTACTATCTGGAAATACTAAAAGTTGTGGCTGTGTGCGAAGAAAGAAAAACTCTGAAAAAATGAAAAAGGCAAATTTTACTCATGGCAAAACCTATACAAGACTATATAATATATGGTGTGCTATGAAGGGTAGATGTTACAGGCATACGAACGACCATTATTCATCGTATGGAGAAAGAGGAATTGAAGTGTGCAACGAGTGGAAAAACGATTTTCAAAGTTTTTATGACTGGGCTATAAACAATGGGTATAATGAAAATTTAACCATTGATAGAATAGATAACAATAAAGGATATTCGCCCGAAAATTGCCAGTGGCTATCATTTTCTGAAAATACAAGAAAACAAAGGCGTACGGTTTTTATTTCTGTTGATGGCAAGTGTTGCTCTGTTTCAGGATGGGCTAAAATAATAGGCGTGGGGAATTGTACCGTAAGGTTATTCTATAACAGGTTCGGTGAGGAAATGACACAGAAAGCAATTCATGATTTTTTCAAAACGAAAGACAAAACTTTATTGTACGTGCGGAATAAAAGGAAATAACCCGGCAAACAGAAGCTAATTCACGACATTGGTTTTATTGTCGTGTATGTGAGTGCTCAAAATTGGGCACTCTTTTTTTTATCCCCGAACTTTGAAGACATGGAACAAATCGACATCAAAGACATATCCGGTGCTATCCAGCTTACAACTTTGATCAATGAAGGCTGCAAGCGTAAGTTCACTCTGATGAAGGAGGACTACATCATGTTAAAGTTCTCCTTAGAGAATCCCATATATTTCAAACTTGGCTCATACGTGGAATGTAACTTCGGATTGTTCGAGGTGTGCGACTTGCAGAAGCCCGCATTCAACACCAATACCGCCGGCTACGATTACGAATTAAGACTTGACGCCTACTACTGGAAATGGAAAAACAAAATCTTCAAATATACCCCAGAAACGGCCGGACAGGAGGCGTCCTGGAACCTGACCGCCCCGCTTGACGTACAAGCCGGTATAGTCCTTAGAAATTTGAAGGCTCTTGGTTACACATACAAAGGACAGGATTTTGTTTTCTCCATTGATTCCACAGTCGAAAACAAGTCCCAGTTGATGAGTTACGATAACATCAACATCCTTGACGCTTGTTTTGAGATGGCAAAGAAATGGGATTGCGAATGTTGGGTGACTGAAAACATCATCCATTTCGGACGTTGTGAGTCTGGCGATGCGGTGGATTTCGAAATCGGGAAAAACGTGCAGGAAATGTCACAGTCAGAATCCCGGTCCACTTATGCCACCCGTATCTACGCTTTTGGTTCAACAAAGAATATCCCATCTGACTACCGTCCGGTTGACGAGACCGTGGTTGTGAACGGCGTGGTGCAAAAACGCTTAATGTTGCCCGAAGGCACTCCTTACATTGACGCTTATCCTGATATGACTACCGAGGAAGCCGTCGAGCAGGTAGTTATCTTCGATGAAGTCTATCCCCGAAGAACGGGCATCATGTCGGATGTCACCACTATCGAAGTGACGGACAAGGTGGAGAATGAGGACGGCACAACCACCGAGGAAAAATGGAATGCCTACCGCTTTAGGGACACGGGTGTTAACTTTTCCGAGAAATATATCCTCCCCGGTCAGGAGCTGAGGATACGTTTCGCGTCCGGGCTTCTCAACGGTTTGGAGTTCGCCGTGAAGTTCAATCCTGAGGGAAAGCCGGAGAAATTGGAGGATGGCGGATGGAACCCTGAGGCACAGCTTTGGGAGATAGTCAGGAATGAGGACTATGGCAGACCGCTTCCCGGTGATGTGCTCTTTCCCCAAGATGGAGATGAATATGTGCTTTCCGGCTGGGACAGCACGAAAATAACCGAACTTGGGCTTGTGGGTGCCGCCGAGCAGGAGCTGAAGGAAAAGACTGAAAAGTACGCTGCCAAATCCAAGATAGACCCGAGTACCTATGGCTGCACGATGATGTCAAATGACGCATACCGTGAGGATGGCGTTCATAATTTCTATGGCATCGGTCAAAAGGTCAACCTTATCAACAAGGCTTATTTCGAGAACGGAAGACAGTCAAGGGTTATCGGATTTGAATTCAATCTTGACTATTCCTTTGACTCACCTGTTTATACTGTCGGGGAAACCGCCGCCTATTCCCGTATCGGGAAGCTGGAGGAAAAGGTTGAGAGCCTTACCCTGAAGGGACAGACCTATACGGGCGGTGGTGGTAGCGGTGTGTATGTGATCGGAAGCCACGACTCCACCCCTGCGACAGACCATAACGTGTATTCCGCATTGCGCTCGCTGATCATGTTCATGCGCAAGGACACGGAGGAACGCACCGGTTTCCTATTATCCCTGTTGGGCGGAACTGTCATTAAGAAATATGCCAAGTTCGGTGATTTCGTTACCGGTGTATCAGGTGGTTACATCGGTGAGGACGCCCGTGCCGAGCTAGAAGAACTGAATCTTCGGACAATGGTAAAGTCAGACAATTTTAAGGCTGGTTCCCTTGGTACTGGATTTATGTTGAAAACAGATAAGAAAACAGGAAGATCGTACCTAGAAGTGGATGAGTTGTTTGTTCGCATACGCGCCCTGTTCACCGAACTTGAAATAAGAAAACTTACTTACGCTGGCGGAAATTGGATATTCAGTGCGGCCGGTATGACCTGTGAACGTGTTGAAGAACTAGAAGATGTTTACAGATGCTATTTCCCATCCATAGATGCAGAAAAGGAAGTAGAAAATGAGTTTAGAGCTGGAGATCAAGCTAGATGCCAAGAATTTAATGTAAAAACAGGAACAAGTCAAAATGTATCAAATAGATATTATTGGAGGCTTGTTGTTGGTGCAGGTGATAATTATATAGATTTAAGTAAAACAGATTGCGATTCCGGGAGTGATGCACCAAAGGCAGGTGACTCTATTGTACAATTAGGTAATCGTAGTGATAAAGGCAGACAAAATGCCATTATTATTTCTGCATACGGAGAAGGATCACCGTCCTTTACGCAACATAAAGGAATTAATTCATATAGTCTTAAAGGAACGGAGAAGACAAGGATATCTCCAGAAACAAATATTCTTACAGGGGAATTTCATTTTGAAACAGGTGAAAATGTAAAAGATGAAATTGATAGCGCAAAAAATACAGCCAATTCAGCTAATAATGTTGCTATTGCCGCAAATAAAATTGCAGAAGAGGCGAAGAAAAATGCTGATTTGGCAAAAAGCGAATCAGAAAAGGCAAATAGTTTATTAGCTGATATTGCAAATGATAATAAACTTACAGCACAAGAAAAGCACGAAACAAAAAAAGAATGGGATATTATTGTTTCGGAAAAACCTAAGAATGACGCTTCCGCTGATAAATATGGTGTATCAAAATCGGCATATGGCAATGCATATAACGCACTGAGCGGTTATATTACACCATTGTTAACCTCTTTATCAACTACAAGCGATATAGTAGGTACCGATTTTCGTGCTAAATTCAAGGCTTATTATGATGCCAGAACGGATTTGCTTAATGCTATATCTGCAAAAGCCAAAGAGCTAGTGGATGCTGCCAATAATAAAATAGAAAGTGTAAAAACTGAACTTTCCGCTGTTGATGGAAAAATAACTTTGGCAGTTAAAACAGCTAAAGAAGAAGCTATATCTTCATCTAAGGCATATACGAACTCCGAGATAAAAGTTGTAAAAGACCAAATTGCATTGAAGGTTGATAGTAAAACTTTCAATGCCTTGAATCAAAAAGTAACTGAGCAGGGGTCACAGATAACGCTCAATAAAAATAATATTGAGCAGAAAGTCAACAAATCAGATTTCAATGCACTTGGAACAAGGGTGTCTAATGCAGAAACAAAAATCACCCAAAATGCCAATGAAATTCAACAGAGAGCGACGAAGTCCACTGTTGACGCTTTGACAGGACGTGTAACTACCGCTGAATCTAAAATTACGCAGAATGCCAATAGTATATCATTAAAGATTACAGCTTCTGAAGCCACAAATATCGCGAATAATGCTGTAAACAATTTACAGATTGGCGGAACAAATTTGTTGGTTAACACAGACTTTTTGCACAATAGGGATTATTGGTCTGGCGGTGATGTGGATTCAAGTGTAACCTTGCAAGGAAGAAATTCTTTAAGAATGATAACATCAGGCCTTACGGGTGATTCATGGCGAGGTGGAGAACAGATCAATACACCTTATTTAATTGCAAAACAAGGAGATGTGTTTACCATAAGCTTATTCTCTCGTACAGACAATATCAGCTCATTCGACAGAGGGGCTAGTATGGAAATACGCTATTATAACTCATCCGGCGGCAGAATAACGCAGTCTGGTTTTAATATAAAACCTAGCACAAATAACACTTGGACCAGATTTGCAGGTACAGGCACGTGTCCTGCCGGTACTGTGAAAGTCAGTGCAGTATGGTATAACGTGAGAAATGGCAGAATATGGGTAAACGGCATAAAACTTGAAGTTGGTAAAAAAGCTACTGATTGGACAAGAAGCCCGCATGATTCTCCAACCACTCAAGATGTAAAATCATCATTTACGATTGATACTGGCGGTATATCCATGCTCGGAAAGAAATTATCCTTGACAGGTATGGTCACTTTCAATTCTCTTGCCAGCGATGCACAGGGGAAGATTAATACGGCACAGAGTACTGCAAACACAGCTAAATCAGCCGCTGAAACAGCTAAGTCTACTGCGGATGGAGCCAATTCAAAAGCAACAACAGCACAGAATACGGCTAATACGGCAAAGTCTACAGCTGATGCCGCAAAGACAGCAGCGGCAAATGCACAAAGTAGAGCAGATGCTGCTTATAATAAAAAGATAGAACTGGCACAACTTGGAACGACTGTAATATCTGGTGGCTTTATTAAAACAAGCCTTATAAAAGCAGATGAAATAATAGTAAGTAAACTAAGTGGTGCGACTGGTACATTCAAACAGTTGCAAGCTGTCGGTAGCGATGGAAGCGTAAAAGGAACACTCAGACTTGATGGAGATAGATTATGGTATGATGGTGACCAATATCAGCAAGGTACAAAAGATGGCCGTTCATTGCGTTACTATCTGTCTGACGCATGGGTTCGTGGTAATTTTGGAGCACGTACCAGAACCACGCTTCTTGTCCAGGGAAGCAGCGGCTATTTTTATCCGAAAGGTGCGGATAAAGCAGGTGTCTATAAAAGCTTTGAAAGAGGTACAGCGAGCGATGGTAGGACATACTATAAACTTCCATGTTATGGTACAGAAGGAGATTATTCTGGTATGCCTGTAGATCTAATTGTATTTAACGTAACATCATCAAATCAACACTTTTATGAATTGCAACTTGCAGTAACACAAAAAGTGAACATGATAAACTGCAATAATAATTATACAAATGTGCTTATATATTGCAATGGAAATTATCCTGGATTGCCAGGCGGTTCTGTACATTATGCATGGAATGTTTTGCCATTCATGAATCCGCAACCAACTGCAAATGTTCTAGGTAGAGGCTTATTGTTTGGAGGTTCTAATGATAATGATTGGAGATAAAGTATTATGAAAGAAGAAATAAAAGAAATAAAGAAAGATGCTAGTATGCAAGAATATACAATGAATATTAGTACTGATAATGCGGATTATTCTGTGGTATACATAGTAAAAAATGATTTGTTGGTGCAAGTCATAGCCAAGGTAAAAATAGCTGGTACTGATTTAGGAGAGCTGTCATACGAAAATGGTTATGTCAATACTATGAATTTTTCTATCAATGACTTGACACAGCAATTATACCTGAATGATTTTACAAAAATTGTATTCGGCATACGAGACAAAAATAATCTTACGATAATGATACAAATAGCTAAAAACGTATAACAACTTAAAAAAATAAAATTATGGAAGTAAAATCTGTTACAACAATCGTGAGTGCTGAGAAAACAACAGCCAATGCTCGTTATGATGTATCTTACTCAATTATCAAAGATGCATCGTCTGAAAATGCACAACTTCAGTCTGTCTCTGCTGATGTCTATGAGTTGCAGACACTTGAAGACCAAGTAAAACAAGAGAATTTTATAGGAAAGCTTGAAATGCAGTACGGCATAATGGTACCAACCCAGTTTCCTTTTTCCAATAAATATACTCTGTATGTATCAGAGTTTGTTGATATAATAAATGAAGTCACAGCCGATAAGTGATAACCGAGATTGTCGCAAATCCTGTTTATGAATCTGGGATACAGTGTGTCCCCGCATACAGACAAGGGTTTGTATCGGTTTACTGCCGTAAAGAGAATATTAATGATTGAAAGATGATATGAGAGATGTAATTTACAATTTTATAAATGAGCACATGATGATACACATTGTACTGATAGCCCTGTGTATCGCAGCCACTATCGGTGCAATGTTTGTGGATTTGGTCTCAGGAATAATGAAGGCCAAACAACGCGGGGAGGCAAGAACATCCACGGGGTATAAGAAAACAGCCATCAAGGCGAAGAAGTATTTCACCCCGTTCATAGAATTGTGCTTCATTGACCTGCTATGCTGTGTTGTTATCCCCTTCCCTGTTTTTTCAATGATCTGGACGGGTTACTGCATTTTCTGTGAGTTTAAATCAGTTCGTGAAAAAGCGTGGGAGAAAGAAGAGTTGCGCAAGGCCGAGAAGACAATGAGTGTGATCATCGAGAACAAGGATGATATCGCTAGGATGGTGGCTCAGATACTGTTTGATGAGGAACAGGGGGCAATCGGTAGGAATAATGAAAAACCGGCCTCGCCAGACCGGTAAACTCAGTTCTATTACATGAAAAACACGCTATGTTTTTGTGCAAATATAGCTATATTCTTTTTATGAAAAAACAAAAAGGAGGAAAAGAAATGAAGTTTTTTACGATTGCGGAACTCTGCAAGTCAACAACTGCTGACCGCTTGGGTATCAACAACAAATGCAGACAGGAGCATGTGACTGCTCTGACTGCCTTGGTGGATAACGTACTGGACCCGTTACGCACATGGTGGGGAAAGCCAATAACAGTAAACAGTGGCTATCGCTGTCCGGAGCTTAATGCGGCCGTTAGGGGAAGTAAGACCTCGCAGCACATGGTGGGGGAAGCTGCTGATATTGACACTGGCGACCGCCAGCAAAACAAGCTGTTGTTTGAGTATATCCGCAAGAACCTGCCCTATGATCAATTGATTGACGAGTCTAACTTCGCTTGGGTGCACGTCAGTTATCGGGCTGACGGAAATAACAGGATGCAAGTTCTTAAGTTGTAGACTATGTTGGTTAGAGTTATGAACTGGGTAAGCCGGCATATATTGCTGGCTCCCTTTATGTGTCTGTTCCTGCTGTTTGCCTGTGGCAGCTCGCATAAGGCTGTCAAGTCAGACACTAAGATTATACAGAAAGATAGTACACGTGAATCTGTCAACATTGTACACGGATCAAGTACGTCTTTAAGAGAGCTGATAACCACTAATGGCAACTATGTAATTGATTTCCGTATCTATGATACAAGAAAACCACCCGATAGCCTGACCGGGAAACCTCCGTTATTGGCAGATGGTCATGTGGAAGGTGATTTCAGCAAGAATAAAAGGAAGGAAACTGCAACCAAAGATAGTACGGAGGTGAAAGTTGACAAGGAAACCACTTCCAATACCCGTGAAGAAAACCGGTCAGAAACCATAAAAGAGAAAAAAGAATCCACGCTGCCTGAACAAATCGGTTTTGCCTGTGTTTGTGTAACCGTTTTGATTGTCGTTATGCTGATAGTAAAGCATTGGCGCAACAGACAAGCTTCATCATAAGACTTTAAATTTATAAATTGGACTGCCCCGGCTCGTGATGAGTCGGGGCTATTTTTGTTATCTTTGCCGGAACTAACATTAACTTATGTATTATGGCTGAAAAAAAGAATCTTATTCCGAAGAGGAATTGAATGAAATGATCGTATGGTTCAACAACCATGCTGATGAACTTCCTAAAGAAATGCAGATAGACAAATCCGCTTTCACTCCGGATTTGAAACTTACTGTTGAAAGTTGTATCATGCAGGCTAAGCAATGTCTGGGCAACTATAAGATGGCCGGGGCTTTCCGAATGCTCCAACAAATCAGAGAGAACCTTGAAAAGGCGGTCCAATAAGCTGCCTTACAT